CACGTGACATGGACTCGATGCCGGTGCCCCATGAGGTTGATTTCGTCTCTGACTGGATCATGTGCAACGGGATTCGGTAGATTCTAGCGATTTCCTCGACCTGAAACTTTCGCGTCTCCAAGAATTGCGCGTCATCCGGCGGGATGCTGACCTTCGATGCCGTGATACCAGCCGGCAAGAGGATCGCGTTGTGCGCCTTGCTGAGTCCAGAATGCTTCGCCCGGAGGTCCGCAACGAGCTTATCGGTCTGGTCCTGGGTCAGTTTCACGCCTTCTGGCAGCGTGTAGACCGTACCCATGTTGGCGCCACTCTTGTAGAACCTCGCCCCGAACTCCTCAGTAGCAATCCCGAGGCCTATAGACTCCCGCGCGTATGCAATCGGTGACATTCCACTGATCCCATCCCACGCCATGCCGGGAATGTGAAGCATCTGCGGCGCAGAGCGAATGCGCTTCGTACCGTCACCCTCATCGAGTTCGTACTGGAGCTCGCCCTTCTTCGTGCGCTTGACCTCGACCATCTCCGGGTTCCACGGGAACACGGCCCATGTCCCTTCCGCGTTGTTCGTCTGTTTCTCGTTGTAGGCGTTGCCCGTCGCCGCCATGTGGTAGACCATCGTCTCCATCCACTGATACGAGGTCATCCTCGTATTCGGTTGGCGATGAACGAGGTCATACATCGGATGGTCGGTGGCGCGCTCTTTGCCGCCACCAGGCAGGCGCTTGTAGAGATGAACCGGCAGCGAGGCGATGGACTCGGCGAGGATACGCACACACGCATTCACCGCCGATACCCGCATCGCAGTGTCACGGCTCACTCGAACGCCAGCCTTCGATTCGGCGTAGGCGCCGATCGGTGCGTACCAGAAATCATCCGTCGCCGCATAACCCCTGATCTCAAATACGCGGTCAAGAATCCCCATCAGTCACCCCTCTGTCGCAGGGCAAGAACAGTCGTCGCCAGTAGCACGGCACCAGCCACAATCGCGGCCCACGTCCAGCCGTACTCACCCCACACGCCGGCACAGACCCCTCCCAGGCCCACCGTGTAGAAGGCATCTCTCGCATCAATTTGTGGTTTCAAATCGCCATGACCTCAAGTGAGGCAGACGGCAAATGCCGCGTAGCGCGATCAAGAGCCATGATCAGCGCCACCATGCCATCAATCTTCTCGGTAGACTTCTCTTTGTCGGGCTTCACGTTCCCTGCCGGGTCCATCCTGACCACGAGGTTGTCGCACATCCACCGAAGCACTGGATTATCCGCATGGTGCAACCGCTCCTCGAGCGTGAGCTTCAACAGTTCCTTGGTCGGTGAGTTCATCGACACGAACCCCTGCCCAAACTGTGCGACGGTGAACCCATCATCCTGTAACTCCGTCTGGATCTTCTGAGCGCCCCAACGGTCGAACGCCAGTTCACGGATGTAGTACATATCCGCAAGCTCGTTCAATTTCGCCCGAATGAAGGCGTAATCAATCACGTTCCCCGGTGTTGCGTCGATGAATCCCTGTTTTACCCACACGTCATACGGCACACGGTCACGCCGCACACGTTCGCGCATCCGGTCCTCTGGAACCCAGAAATACGGCAAGACCTTGTAAATGTCGGATTCACCTTCGGGCGGGAACACCAACACCAGCGCAGCCACATCGGTTACGGTTGCGAGATCGAGGCCGGCGTAACACTCGCGCCCGCGCAAGGACTCAGCATCCACCTCGCCAGCGGTTGCAGCCCACTTCTCCATCGGAATGTACCGGGTCTCGCTCTGCGTCCACTGTGAGAGGTACAAACGGCGGAACGTGTTCTCGAGCGCCGGCGTCTCCTTCGCGCGTCGGGCCATCGTCCGCATCTCATCAATGTCACGAAAGTCACCGAGCGCAGGGTTCGACTCGCGCCATTCCTTCTCATCGGTCCAGTCGGCTTCTTCCGGCGTGCTCCAAATCTTCCCGTAGAACGTCGGGTCATCAACTACGCCCTCGGCCACCTTGCGGGCGTACTCGTGCATCTCCCAACATATCGACTGACGGTCGAATCCCGCCGTGGTGATCGCAAACACTAGCGGTTGTTCCCGCGCGCCCGTGCTCGTGGTGAGTACATCCCACAGATCACGGTTCGGTTGTGCATGGAGCTCGTCAAAGATGATCCCGTGGGCGTTGTGCCCGTGAGCACCAGCAGACTCGGCAGGGATGGCGCGGTAGAACGATCCGGTACTCTTGACGGTGATTGTCTTGCGGGATTTGATGATCTCGCACTTTTTGGAAAGCACCGGGTTACGCCGCACCATCTCGGCGGCGACATTGAAAACAATGGACGCTTGCTCGCGGTCACACGCGGCGCCGTAGATTTCCGCGCCCTCTTCACCGTCCATGAGGAGGAGATACAAAGCGATCCCCGCCGCAATCTCACTCTTCCCGTTCTTCCGGCCCACCTCAAGGTACGCCGTGCGGATGACGCGATGCCCATTCTCATTAATTTGACCGAAGATCGGACGAATGATCCCGTCACGCTGCCAGTCGGCAAGAACAAACGACTCGCCAGCCCATCGGCTTTTCGTGTGAACCAACACCCGCTCGAAGAATCGTTGGGCGCGATCAGCGCGGTAGTCGTCAATTTGGATGATCCCCGCCCATCAACTCCTCAAGCTCGTCGCCTTCCCTCATCGGCACCGAGATCCGCGACCGCGAAGCCGGCGAAAACCCGAACTCCTGACAGAATGCGCGAATGTCCTTCATCGCCTGCCGGCGCATCAGCTCAACGCCACTCACGCACTCGTATCCCTTATCAGTCACTTGCACCTCTGGCGTCGGGTTCTTCTTCGTCGGGATCAACCGCAACGTCGCACGCTCAAGCATGTCAACCGCGACACACCAACAAGCAAGCGCCGCCTGGTCAACTACGGTCGCCAAGCCAAGCGCATCGAGCTCGGGATACACGCGATCCCACTCGGCAAGAGCACCAGTGGGGAGCCATGCGGGAGGAGTGCAGCCGCGTGTGGGCTCGGGCTCGTTCTCGTTGAGTGCCCGCTTCCCGGGATTGCCCTCAAGTCGCTTTATGGTCGTAGGCTTAGGTGCTGGTCCTGGTGTCATTTTGGCACTACCCCCCATCGGTCACTTGCGGCCACGCCATCCGAGCTTTCGCACCGCTCTGCGCGTCCTTCCGCTGAAGTTCTTTGCCCGCCCCCCGTCATGGGTTCACTCTCCTCGTCACACCGCGTCTATGCTCGTACTCGTGGCACGATCTACACAACGCCTCGAGCACACCGTTGTAGAACAGCTCGGGGTCTCCATTGTGGGGGGTGATGTGGTGTGCTATCTCTGCGAAGTTGCTACACCTGTTGCAGAACAGGTGTTCATCCATGAAGGCATTACGGCGGCGGGTCCATTGTTGGGAGGAATACATCTTGTGGAAATCAGGTCGTGATTCCCTGTTGTATCTCTTGTGTTCTGCCTTGCGATGTGCCTCGCAGAAGCCATCTCTCCCCGTGACGAGCTCCGGGCAGCCCCCCTTGCGGCATGGTCGTGGTGCAGCGTATGGCACTCTGATTAGCTCATTTCAATGGAGATGGTGGCATCGGTGGGGGTGGTGGCATCGGTGGGGGCGCCATCGGAGGTGCTGTAGTACAGCCAATCATTACCACAACTGTCCTTGTAGACCGAGCACGGCCACATACCGGACGTCGAAATACCCAGGGCATCATTCAGCTTCCGCGCCAGCTCCCTCGCCTCCTCGTTGGTCAGCTTGATCGTCTCACCATTCACTTTGATTGTTACTGGTCTCTCTACCTGTACGTCTATGCTCATGTCATCCTCCCTGTACGGTACTAGCCTGTGATCTTGGCAATGATGAGCGGAATGTCAGTCTCGGCGGTCTGCGTCTGAACGGTGGTCTTATCCGTCTTGTACGTCGCCACCTTAACGAACGTCCAGGGCGCGAACTCGGACGGGTCCAGGGGCATTGCGCCGTAACTGTTGGCCGCTGCCACCGTCACGTAGATGACACTCCCGTCCTTGTCTCGCAACAGACTGTACGTTGTACCGTCCGCCGACACCGAGAACAGCAGATACACGGTGGTTGCATCGAAGTCACCGCTACCCGTGGCCGGTGGCATGATGCCTAGGACCGCCTTACCGCCGAGCTTGACGGCCCCACTAAGGCTACCCGCCGCGAGGATGGTCGCGGTAACAATCTCTCTATCGTTGCTGTATGCCATTGGTCACACCTCTCTGTTGGTTCTCGTCGCCAGCGCACAGCCTGGCGTAGTCCTCGGTTGATAGCACGAATACGACCACGGGGAGAATATTCACTCGGTCGCTAGTCAAATCCGGTATGTCATTGGTGGTAGGCACGTCGGGGTCATCCTCAACGCTAGGGGGGGAGGGGGTCTTTTTTTCGAGATCGCTTGAGTCAAATTCCAGGGGCGTATCGTCACCGTGGGCTGCTAGGTACGTGTTGAAC